CAAGCTAAAGTCCCCAGTGTAACAACAATTTTATCCGCCACTAAAGATAAAAGGTTCCTAGATAATTGGAGAAGAAAAGTAGGTAATGAAGAGGCTGACAGGATAATGAGACAAGCATCCACAATTGGAACTGAAATGCATCAAGTATTAGAGTACGCTTACAATGGTGAGGGTTATTATAATGCTAACGAAGAAACTGGGAAACAACCTAGAATGATGGCTAAAATAATATTACAAAATTTAAAGATAGATGAAGTTTGGGGAAATGAAGTTTCACTAGAGTACGAGAATAAATTTGCAGGGACAACGGACCTTGTAGCATTGGCGTATGGTAAACCTTCTATTGTAGATTTTAAACAAGCCAACAAACCTAAAAGGGAAGAATGGGTAGATGATTATAAATATCAACTAGGTGCTTATTATCTTGCACATAAAAAAAACTACGGTCCAATAGAACAAGGTGTGATATCTATTTGTACGAGAGCTCTTCAATATCAAGAATTTAAAATGAATGAAGCTGAGTTAATTGAGTATGGTGATAAATTTTTAGAAAGAGTAGAGCAATTTAATAAATTACAATAACCAATCTTTTAATGCTTCTTCACCTAAAGTTTTAGCCGCAATTTGACCTTTTAAAGTTAAGGCTTTCATAATTTTTTCATCAATAGTGTTTTGAGTTATAATATCAATAATGACAACTGTTCCTTTTTGACCTGATCTATGTGCTCTATCCTCTGATTGTTTTCTAACTTCAAGATTATAGTTATTAGAAAAATAAACAACTGTATTAGCGGCAGTAAGTGTTAAACCGTAACCTCCCGTTGTGGGATTACTTACAAAAAATCTTACGTTAGGATTGTTTTGAAAAGACTCAATAGCACTTTGTCTATCTTTTACTTTAGTAGCTCCATAAATTTCAACAAAAGATTCCTTTCCATATTTATCTGTTAGGAATTGTTTAATTTGTTCTATATTATAAATGTAGTTGGCCCAGATAATAATTTTATCATCAGTCTCTTCTATAATTTCTTCCAAAGCATTTATCTTTTGTTTACCAAATTCCATTAATTTACCATCATCGTTTTTACAGAAGCCGTTAGTCACTTGGTGTAGTTTTATCATTTCAGTCAGTTTATTGCTAAAAGAAATAGTGGAGTCTCCAATAATTGCTAAGGCCCGTCTTCTAAGTTTTTCGTACAAAATACCTTGCTCACTAGACATGGTAACATGCCTTCTTTGCCTTACTTTTGGTTTAAGATCCAAGCATTCATCTTTTCTAACTCGGTAAGAAAATTTATCTAATTTAAATTCAAGTTCTTCTATATTCTTATAATACTTAGGAATGCTAATAAAACGATTAGCCCCCATTTGTATTTGTTGCATTTCCGCATATCTATTTCTAAAAGAATAAAAACTTTCAAAACCCAATAGTTTAGGGTCTAAAAAGTAACATTGAGAGTATAAATCAAGAGGAGATTTAGTAACTGGAGAACCTGTTAAAATTCTTCTGAACTTAATGTATTTACTTAAAGACAATATATATTTTGTTCTTTTAGCTTTAGGGTTTTTAATTGTAGTAGATTCATCAATTACTGTAAAGTTTTTAGGAAATTTTTTAAGGAAAGACTCGGCTTCCTTAAACCCGTTTTTCCCGCTTAAAGCCTCTACATTCATTAAAAATATTTTAAGTTTTTTGCTTTTTAAAAAAAAACCCCAACTTTTAGGTTTATCTATTTTCCATTGGAATATATCTTTATCCACTACATCTGGTAGGTGGGCTTCGATTTCCTTACTCCATATAGTGTATACCGATTTAGGAGCAATAATTAAAACTGTATCTATTTGATTTTTTAAATATAAATATCCTATATTATCAATTGCTGCTTTTGTTTTACCCGTACCCATTTCCATAAAATAAGCATATGAATTTTGTTCAGCTGATTTATTTAAAGCAATCCTTTGGTGCTCAAAGGGTTTGGTCTTATAGGGGTATTTCCATTCCATTTAATTTTTTATAAATTTTTTCCTTGCATTAATCAAGAAAATAATTATTAAAGAGCCAGGAGGAAAAATATGGAAAACTTAAATATAGAGAAGTTCTCAAATATTGAAGTAGGTAAAGACGAAATTAAATCTATTTCTGATAAATGTAATGAACTAAAAGGTCTTCACAAGCAAATTGAAGATAAAGAAGAAGAAATTTCTGAGTTGAAAAAAAAGGCTAAGGAGTTCGAGGAAAGAACAATCCCCGATATGATGCAGGAAGCAGGTGTTTCAAAGTTGGAATTATCTGATGGTACAAAGGTTGAAGTAAAACCTTTTTATGCCGCTAAAATCCCTGAATCTAGAAACGATGAAGCTTTTGGTTGGCTCAGAGACAACGGTCATGGAGACATGATTAAGAACATCTTAACAGCTAATATTGATAAGGGTAAAGATAACCAGGTATCAGAACTAATTAAAATTTGTGATGATCTTGGCTTTGCTTACTCTCAAAAACAAAAAGTAGAACCCATGACCCTGAAGGCATTTGTTAAAGAACAAGTGGAAGATGGAAAACCGGTTCCATTTGATATGTTTGGAGTCTATATTGCTAATAAGACAAAAATAACGAACAAATAACACTGGAGTAAATATGAAAATAAACGACAAAAAAGAAGTCGCTACTAAAGAAACTGGTGGCGCTGTTGCAAATATAAATTTGGAACAATTTGCAGACGAAGGTTTTGAAAATGTAGACTCAAAAAGTTTGGCTTTACCATTTTTAAAAATACTTGGTCAACTGTCTCCTCAAGTAACACAAGGAGATTCACAATTCATTCAGGACGCAAGACCCGGGATGATTTTTAACACTGTAACAAATCAATTATATGATGGTCAAAACGGAATTTCAGTAGTTCCATGTTTTTATAAACTTGAGTATATTGAATGGAGAGACAGGGGTATGGAAGGAAGTTCTGCACCCGTGAACATCTATTCATCGGACAGTGATGTTATATCTAAAACAACTAGAGATGATAAAAATAAGGACAGGCTTGAAAACGGAAATTACGTTGAAGAAACTGCTTCTCATTATGTATTGATAGTTGAAGATAAAGACGTATCAAGCACTGCCATGATGACAATGAAATCTACTCAAAGAAAAAAATCTAAGAAGTGGAATTCAATGATGATGTCAATTAGAGAAAAGAAAAAAGATGGGTCTGGTTATTTTAAACCCGCACCATTTACTCAAATGTACACTCTTAAAACTGTATTAGAAAAGAACAATTTAGGTTCTTGGTATGGTTGGGAGATTGAGCATAAGGAAACTATTGGATCTAGTGATGTCTTAGAGTCAGCTTATAATTTCTATAAGAGTTGTAAGCAGGGATCTGTAAAAGTAAACCACGATAAAGAAGAGTCTGTAGAAAAATCACCATTCTAGTATGCAGATACTTGACAAGACCCTGGAGGAGTTTGTAGAACTCTTCCAGGGTTCACTTACATATTTTGGAGCGTCTAAACCATTAGGGCAAACTCGTAGTCGTGATGGGAAGCAAGAATTTAAACATTGGGTTGAACCAAAACCAATGACCAGGGAAAACTGGTTACAACATTTACAAGGAGAAAAATACTATGGATCAGTTCCCATTCGAGATGATAATTCATGCAGTTGGGGGGTCATCGATGTTGATCGTTATAATATACAGCATAAGGACGTTATATCGGTTATACGGAAAAGGAAATACCCACTCGTCCCATTCAGATCAAAATCCAACGGACTCCATTTAATTTTATTTGTAGACGGTGTAGTTGAAGCATCGTTAATGCGTAAAAGATTAATTGAGATTGCGTCTGATTTAGGTGTTAATGATAGCACAACAGATATTTACCCAGCACAGGATAAAGTAAACTTAGCCCCGGAAAAGTGGGACGAAAAACATAAGGGAAGTTTTGTAAATTTACCTTATCAAAAAGCTCACATGACCACCAGAGTTGCTATGGATGATGATGGTAATTCTATTAAATTAGAAAACTTATATGAATTTGTAAAAAAACATAAACTAACTCCAGAAGAGTTTAAAAAATTTAAAATATTTCAAGACGATGAAACTAAAGATTACCCACCTTGTGTGGTTAATTTTATGAAAAACAAAGTTCAAAAAGGTGAAGGACGTAATGATGCAATGTTTAACGTTGCAGTTTTAGCTAAAAAAATAAATCCAGACCCAGTAATGTATGAGGATTGGACTAGAAATTTAATGACTAAGGTTTGTTCAGAGCCTTTACACCCACAAGAATTAAATAATATTTTTAAAGGTGTTGAAAACAAAGAGTATGCTTATAAATGTAAAACTTCTATTGCTAGAGTTCACTGTTCTTCAAGTACTTGTTTGAGAAGAAAACATGGAATAGGTGCCAATCAAGCAATTCCCGAAGTTGGTAAACTAATTAAAGTTAATTCATATCCAGAACCTTATTGGATATTACCTATCCAAGGTAAGTCCGCAAGATTATCTACAAAACAATTATATCAACAACAATTATTAGGAGAACAATTGTTAAATTATGATATTGTTTGGAGACCTCTCAAACCATCGAAGAGAGACCCTGATCCATATAGAGATTGGTTAGATGAATTAATATCTAACAAACAAGACATGGAAGGTTTTGATGCTCATGAAGAACAGAATGATGTATTTAATTCTAGACTATCTCAATTTTTAGAAGATGTAGAAGATACTACTGAGTTTGATCAAATAGACTCAGGAAATATTTGGATCGATAAAGTTGAAATGAGATTTAAATTAGAAACATTTAGAAAATTTATGAAGAAAATGGGATACAATTGGTCTGAAAAAGATTGTACTAAATTTTTAGAAGCAGGGGGAGCAGTGCCTAAGAAAAAATTTCAAAACATTGACACACGTCATTGGGTTGTAAAGTTACCAAAACAAACAGAACATAAAAATAAAGATGTCACATTCGTTAAACAAAAAGCTGCGTGGGAAGACAATTAAAATATTCGGTCCACCCGGAACTGGAAAAACCGAAAATCTTCTTCGTAGGGTTCAACGTTTTTTAAAACAAGGTGTTTTACCTGAAGAGATTTGTTATATTTCATTTACCAATAAAGCGGTAAATGAATGTGTAGGACGTATTCGTAAAAAATTTAAGGAGTATGATGATGATGCTTTTAAATATTTTAGAACTTTACATAGTTTAGCTAGGCAACAGTTCGCTGAAATACCTGTGCTTGATCCTAGGGCAGATCTTTTAATGTTTCATACTCAATACGGAACTGTAAAAGTAAATTTTAAAAACGATTACGATGATGTAAAAGTTTATAATAACTGGTCGCTACAGATATATGATAGAGCTAGAAACATGAAGGTAGATCCTGTGTGGTTATATAAGCAACAACCAAGAAAAGCGGTTCGTTTACAGCAATTCAAGTCCATCATTGCAGGATACGAGGAGTTTAAAACTATAGAGACGGACACCGGACAACGGACACCGGATCGATTAGATTTTACTGATATGGTAAAAAAATTTATAGATGATGCGGGTACTCTTCCTATTAAAGTTTTAATGGTAGATGAAGCTCAAGACTTAACTCCGTTGCAATGGGATATGGTGGTTAAAATAGCTAAAAGTGTTTGGAGAGTTTATATTGCTGGAGATGATGACCAAGCAATCTATGAATGGAACGGGGCTGAAGTTGAATACTTTCAAACTTTTCCGGGTAGAAACGTTATATTAAAAAAATCTGTAAGATTAAATAAAGATGTTCATTTTTTTTCTAAATGTTTATTGCAAGGAATGAAGAACAATAGAATTGAAAAAGAATTTTATTCTAACGACAAAGATGGGGCTATTTATTATTGGAATACCTTAAAAAAGGTACCATGGAATTTAACTGGCAGTTGGTTAATTTTAGCACGTATAAATGATGTTAAGAAAGAATTACAAGAAGAAGCTAAGAATTTATCTCTTTATTATCAAGATGTTAAGGGTAATAAGTCTTTTGACATGAATCAATTTCAAGCAATTAAATATTGGGAAAAAATATGTGAGGGTGGAAGTATAACTAGAGAGGAGGCCTGTGTTATGTATGAATATTTACTGAACATAGACCATGGTTTTAGATCTCAAGATAGTAAAAAATGGTCGTTTGCACACCCAAATCAAGTGTTTACTTTTGATGAATTACATTTAAGATGTGGTATGACAGCCAATAAGGGACCATGGTTAAAAATTTTTAAAAGAAAGTTTAAAGAAAAGGATAAACAATATTTTTTAAAAATGATTAAAGAAGGTGTAGATTTATCACAACCACCTAAAATAATTATAGATACGATACATCAAGTGAAAGGTGGCGAAGCAGATAATGTTGTCCTGGCGAGCAAATGTAACTTTCCATCACACTTTGATAAGAAAAATTTACAAGAAAAAATTAAAGAACTTAGGGTTTGGTATACGGGTGCAACTAGATCCAAAGGAACATTACATTTATTAGGCACTCATCATCAATTTAATTTTCCATTAGGAAAATATTACAAACAATACGAGGCTAATTATGTCAGATAAAAATATGTTCGATGAAGCATTCCCGGATGATAAACAAATTGGAGGATCTCATTACAAAGAATTTTTAATTCAACCTTGGACATTTATAAGAAAAAATGATTTAAATCCATTTCAAGCAAATGTAATTAAGTATGCTTGTAGATATTTAACAAAAGGAAAAACAATAGAAGATTTAGAAAAGATAAAACATTATTGTGATTTAGAAATTGACCATTTAAACGATGCCAAAAAAAAGAAAAAATAAATTAATTATGTGTGAACGTTGTGATGAATGGGTTGCA